GTGCCGTTGATTAGGGGCGTAGAGCATAGCGGGCATTTGTCAAGCATTTGATTCACCTTCTTTGATAAAATTGGTTACGGGGTAAGCGCTCACAAATCCTTTTGCTAATTTGTTTACAAGTTCCTCATACTTCACATTGGTTGATTCTTTCCATTCTTTCCTTGCTTTTTCATCAAGTATAAACTGCCTTGAATCGTCCACGATATAAATAAAAGCGTCTGTTACAATGTGGTATAGCTCATGTACAAGTGTGTGATACCAGTAATTAGGCACGTTTTTAATCCTATCGTTATCTTGATTGATTATTATGTACGATTCCTCAGAATGACGTTTGCGGAGATTTCCACCGGAGCAATCTTCGCCGTAAATGTCTCTTGCTTCGGCTTCGGTTACAAACTTAAAGTCTATATCCCAATCTTGAATACGCATTATTCGTTGTAGTTCTTTGATGATTTCCTCTATCTTTTCTTTACTTGGTATCATGTTCTACCTCCAAATACTTTATCATTGCGCAGCGGGTCATGGCGTGGGCTATATGATCGTCGGAAGTGTCAAAGTCATACGCTTTGCTGCAATGGTTGTAAATATGCCGTAAATGGAATAAGCCGCACTGTTCCTTCCACCCGTCCGTGCCGTGCTTCTTCTCACCTTCAAGCATCGTCTGTATGACGGTCTGCTTGGCAATCTCGCCCAATTTTTCATAATCAGGATTCATACATATACCCTCTTTCCGTCTTTCTTGATGATAAGCAGATCATCCTGCTTGTCTACTATCTCCTGTCCTCTGCCCCATTGTTCCAGTAGATGCTTCTTGCCTGCTGGACTTGCGGAGTAGTAATCCTCCAAGGCATCCTCTGATACACCGGTAAGGTCTATTTCAGTGTATAATTGGATCTCTCTTGACTGTTGATGAGCCGTATAACAATTGATAGCCCTTGCCATTACCAAATCATCATGTGAACCATTAGCAGCTTCCGGCCTGCCCTGCTCATTCTTTACGAAGGTTGTCATTTCAAGCAGGGTATCCATATCCTTGATGCGCTCCGGGTGTTCCCTGACTACTGTTCTCAGCATCCCTAAAGCTGTTGGCCTAGTAGCTGAGTTGGTATCAAAGCCATATATTGGTTTTAACTTGCCCGTGAAAGAATCGGGCTTTTCTTCCCGGACATACTGGTGTCCATACCCAAGTCTGATAAGTTCTTTTACCGGATGAGTTGAAAACTTTGTCTCTATGCTGAGCAGCGCGTAGTTGTAATGTTTACCAAGACAATACATTTGCCTTGCATATAAGTCCTCGTCATGTTTATATATCAGTGTTGCCACATCTTCCTCTGTTACGTTGTTCGTAAAACACCCCGTGTTGCTGTCTGAACCTTCTCCTGCTGTATCACCACCACCTACATAGGGGTAGCCTTTGCGGGGTAGTTCATATAGTTTGATGTATCCTGTCTTATCGTCTACCCATTTGATTGATTCATCGACAATTTTTTCATCCTTGTACTCATATTCAAAATAGCCTGTTTTAAGGGGTACAGGTGCTTCTGATATCCTCTTGTTGATATTACCCTTGTCAAAGTATGTACCTCCGGATATACCCCACTGTCCGAGACCGTACACGTTGTATTCGTCAGGATTATTGGCTTTCATTTCCTGCATGACTCTGTAATAGTTGGCATCAATAAACCGGTTATCAAGGTATGTAGAATGAATAACAAGGGTATTGTACAAGTATTCTTTTGTGTAGTCCTGTTTCTCGTCTGACCATACAAGGATCTTCTCGTGCAACTCTGCTTTGGTCAGGTGTAAGTCTTTCCAATATACAAAGTCCTCAAATGATCTCTCACCTCTTATGGCTATAGTCCTATTAAGTCGTTTGGACACTTTGCAACCATTTTCCAGAATGTCATAAGCCTTTACCCTGTTATCGAAGAAACGCCGCTTAATCCATGACAGAACACTTACAGGGTTGAATGACATGTATATCTGCATCAATCCGGTATAGCCTCTTAAACGTCTGTCGAGTTCATTGAGATCATCCTCACTGGTTTGATCAGCTTCTTCCACCCATACAGAAGTAATATCAAATATGGACTTTAACTTCTCAACATCATCAAGGCCGGAGAATATGACTTCTGCGCCTGTTTTGCTCTGTATCTTTTCGCTGCCAGGTGCTATATTGATCTTATAGTTATCAATGTTAAAGTTTGCTTTCAGCCGGCTTTTTAATAGAGGAAACTGTGATTCGCTTACCTGATTCCGCTGAGCTCTTACACCTAATAACCGGCTCTTTGATTCCTCATCCAGTCTGTCAAGTAGTCTATCTGCTATCTCATAGGACTTACCTGAACCTGAGCCACCTATCAGCACAACATATCTGCCGGGGAAGTTCTCGATGATCGAGTATATCTCGTTTCGTGTCATCATTTTGCGCTGCCGGGTTACCATCATATCATACAATTGGTCGACAACGTTTTGCGGTAAATTATCTATTGTTATATCTTTTTTAGGCATAATATCACCCTAGCAAATCCGGCATAGATAAAAGCTCATTAGCTTCACCGATACTCTCTATAATGCGCTTACTATACTTGCCTGACTTAATGTATTCAAGGTTCTTTTCAGACAATTCATACCATTCGCCGCGCTTCTCAGCACGTCCGAACATACCCTGAAATAGCTTTTCTGTAAGGTGCATATTGTCAGTTTTGATTACATGAAACAGTGAAACATCAAAAGGATTGCAGACCTGTATAGAATGGAATCTGCCGTATACATCTGTTGTCGCTCCAATCTTATACCAATCAGCACACTTGATAAAATAGACATACCCTTTACTGTTCATAGGTTACCTTTCTCTACATTATGTAGCATTACACGAAATACACAATACGTGTAATTACGTTTGTTGATATCACTGCATTACAGGGCTTCAATAAAATTTCGTGAATAATTTAATAGTAAAAACACAACATCTTGTATACCAAAAATCCTAAATCAATAAAACTACATTAAAAAAGAGCCTTATTCAGACTCTTGAAAATGTTGTTATGTAAACTGTCTAAAAGTGTTTTCCTGTGTTTTTTGATACTTTTAATACGTTTCAGGGCATAATGAACATTTACTACTCATTATGGTTAACTGGGTTTCACTTTACTTATCTGATAGAATATCTTTCAATAGATCCTTATTTTCCTCAATAAACTTTCGCTTGTCAGCGGCGGTCAAAGGCTCAGTTTTGCTGGTAGTTTCAATTTCTTGGCGATCTCTCCATTTATCTCTCTGCCTATTCTTAAGCCAGAATATTGCAGCTGTCGGATCGGGCGCATAATGCTTTGTGGTAGGCACAATTACCGGCATGCCTTGGTACTGGAATATCTGATCTTCCGCGTGCTCATAGCCAGTAGCCCTCTGATACAGTTTATCAGCCACATTTGCATCGGCATCCATTTTACCTCTTTTTATAGACTCCGAAAACTCTTCATGCTCTTGCTTCCATAAATTCAGTGTTGATTCTGATATACTGAAGAAATCTGCTAATTCCTTATCTATAGCACCTAACAAGCATAGTTTATATGCCTGCTCATTGTAATCATCTTTATAATCCGTTGGTCTGCCTCCTGCATGTGCCATAATATCACCTCAATCTATTTTGTATTCGTTAGATTCATCGTCCCAATTAAGCATGTCGGCTATAATTGCTTCTGTTTCTATGTTATACAGTACGGGACAGCATCCACAGCCATGTATTCCAATGCGGTATTTCTCTCTAAGTATTTTTAACTCTTCAAAAAACTCTTTTAAGGTCTGCTGACATATCATCACCTACCAAATCCCTTCGTCTGCATCAGCACATCCATATCGGATCGCGTCAGCTCAGGCCGTGGAATTTTACGCTTATGTTTTTTAATATTACTCTTGTTATTAATTACTTGGGTGTCGTTTCCTACTTGTACAAAACAGGCAAGTAGTTGCGGCTGTACGTCTGGAGACTCATAAACAACGGTTTCCCAATGATCAATTTTATTATCCTCATATACAGGATACCGTTTAATGTACCCTTTTAACCTCAGCTCATTGATACCTGACCTGATTGATTTTTCGCCGCAGCTGCAATGATTGGCTATATCCGAGATATACACTTGCCAGTTATCCGGCTTGCTTAATAAGTATGCCATGATGCCTTTAGCTTTAAGCGATATGCTTTTATCCTCTAAAAATCCTTTGTTGATAATTACATATGGATTATCTTTGTCATGCTGCACTCTTATTATGTTCCCTGGCATCCTCAATCACTTCCCCACATAAAAAATAGCCTTATCGGCTCAAAATAAAAGGGACCCTATTCGAGTCCCTTGCGATTACGATTAAATTTACCTATTATCTCAGTTATCGATTCCCCTGGGCTATTAAGTGCTGTATCCGCTAGCTCTCTTAATGTTGCCCATCCCGTCCATCCCTTGTTGTCTATCCAAGCTCTGTATACTCGTCTTACCCTGTTAG